ATATGATCCGTTTGCATCACCGCTTGGAGTAGGATCAAGGCCGCCTCTAGTCCATCTGCTATATGTAAATGTAACACCGAGACGAAGAAACTGGTCGTCTGCCCATGTTACAGGTTGTGGATTAACAAGGGTTGGCCATGCGTCCTTGAGTGAGAACATATACTCAGGATCAGAAGAACCATAACCTTCCGAATCATGCTCACTAAACTGGAAGATATCAATCTCACAAGCATAGTCATCTTTATAGTTGAAGTCATATGTGGTGATAGGATGAACCAAGTCCATCCAGTCATCGAACAGCTCACGCTCTGGTGATTGTGAACGGCAGAGGAAGGTCAAGTTGATATCTTCATATCTGGTCTGAAATGGTTGTTTCTGTTCTGGACCATAGTAGCGATAGCTGATACTTTCAAAACCACGACCAGGAAACTCTGCAACCTCGCAAAGGTAGATCAGGTCTCGAAACATATCATAGTATTGTCTGAGTGGATTATTAATACCAGTTGGTAATATTCTAACAGCGAATCGACAAGATTTGGCCAGAGAACCATAGTCTTCTGAGACCGCCTTGAAGCTCTCCATATCAAGCGCCCTAGGCGCATTCTCGATAGGTATTGATGCCATTTCTTACCTTTATGTGTTATATTCGAACTGAGCTACTGGTAGCCCGATAGCCTTATCCCATTCTTCTGGTGTCATCTCAATGAACTTGCTGCGTACATGAGAGAATAGATACCTTTTCACGCACGGGCGAGACACCGAGGCTAGCTTCTTGGTTGAGGCCAGCAGGTCATATGACAGCTTGAGTTTGGTCGTAGTATTGAATTTATTGTTATTACGGAAATCTTTGAGCTTATTCAGCAACCATGCTCGTTCGCCAGGGTTCAGATAATGTAGGTTCAAACCTAAGAATCCATTATTATATGGCTCTATAGGGAATACCAACGGAAATCTATCGTACATGGGCAGCGTCTTCTTCATCTTCGGATCATATACAAAGAAGTACATCTTGCCGATGATAGCGTTGTCGCGCCCTCTCTCGTCACTACTTACAAGGTTCTTTCGGTAGCCAGCGGCTGAGCGGGCCTTACCAATAAACCATTCTGCGGAATCTTTTTCTGTTGCCATGGAGTTATTTATATGTTGCCAACGGGTTGCCAGTGTGCTATATTAGGTATGTAGACCAGCATATGAATTACTTTATACCTAGTTCATCCTCAGTTATGAGTTTAAAAGACCAACCTTTATCCAAGCAGAACTCCTGTGCTGACTTCCATTTGGCCTGATTGACACCCCATGTCATTACCTCAGTGATATACCTTCTGGTTTTCTTGGTAGGTATCTTTGGTTCTTTTGTCTGAGCTTTTGGTTTGACCTCAAGCATCATGGTCTTCATACCACCATCAGGTGTACGAACCTTTACGATGAAGTCTGGGAAATACCGATGAACACGGTTGTCAAGAGGTGACCGATATGGTATAGCAATCTCTTCAGATTTCCACTCTATCACATTGACGTTTTCATCTAAATATTTCATGACTCTAAGTTCCCATGACGAGCGATATATAATGCCCGTTGGGTCACCCCCATACTTCTTGGGGTTCTTAGGTGAGAATTTGCCTTTGTGGGTTTTCATATAAATATGTATGCAACAATAGGATAACAATAAAAATGCCAATAAGCCCAGGCTCTTCAGTAGGTACAATAGTAGGTGAACTTCTTGGTGGTGACTCTGCCGGTAGAACAACCAAATATGCAAGGGCACCGCTTCAGAGAATAGACTCACCTGCGGATCAGCTAGCCGCTCAATATAATAATCGAGGCGCTTCAGATAGTCTAGCTGAATCTGCAAGAACATCTGAGGCGGCCGCTCGCTTCAGTAGCTATCTTGGTTTTGCTAACGAAAAGAAATATGACTTCAACTATAGAGTATTCCCTAGCGACCTTGGTTCTGATATAAACAGTCATTACATGATTATCAATATCAATGTACAGGTAAATGATAAGTTCGAAGCCAGAACAAAAATTCCTTTGCCAAATGAATTTGGACCAGCCAATTATAATCTCACAGATGAGGCGTCTAGAGTAGACCAGCTTAGAGGTATTACGGGCGCTGGATTATTTTCTGTAGGTAATAATACTTTGCAAGGTAACATACCAACATCATTCAGTGAAGTTGTTGATGCTGGCGTTTCTCTATTCTCAGATACAACCATAAATCTACCTCGTAGAACGAGAAAGATTAAAGAAGCCATTGCTCTTTACATGCCTCTACCTACAGTTTATACTCACACAAATACCTATCAAGATGTTTCTCTTACAGCATTTGGGTTTGAGGCCCTTAAACTCGGTGGATCATTCTTTGGTAAATCAATAGCTTCGGGTCTAACACAAACTCTTCAAGCGGCTGTTAACAATAATATAGCCAATCGAGTTTTGGATGCGGCCGGTAATCTTCTAAGAAAAGGTTCTGCGGCAGCAGGTGTGCCTATTAATCCTAAGATTGAGGTGCTGTTCTCACATACAGCACAAAGAGCGTTTCGTATGGAAATTCTAATGGCTCCTAGAAACGAGCAAGAATCTATTACTGTAAAGAATATCATAGATACTATGAGATTTCATGCGGCACCTGAACTTGACAGCCTTGGTCCTATTCCAATCTTTGTACCACCAGCCGAATTTGATATCAAATTCTATCACAAAGGTAAAGAGAATACCAAGATACCACGCATCAATACCTGTGCCCTAGAACAAATCGAAGTTGATTATGCACCAACTGGTGTATATTCTACTTTTGCTAATGGGCATCCGGTAGCTATCAGATTGAGCCTTGCTTTTAGAGAACTTGAAATTCTACACAAACAGCGTGTCACACAAGGATTCTAATAGATGGGACAGTTTTTCGATTACTTTCCAAAAGTTGCATATGATATTGCAAAGGGTGATTACACCACCTATCAGAGCCCTACAAACATCTTTCTTCGTATCGGTGTAATCAAGAACACTATCGAGAATATCTCGTCATATTATATCTACAATATCAAAGACGATGAGAAGCCAGAGATATTGGCCGACAAAGTATATGGTACACCAGAAGCACACTGGATCATTCTCATGGCCAATGACAAGCATGATGGTGCCTATGACTGGCCTCTGAACTATAACGACTTCAATAACTATATCGCAAACAAGTATCGCACCAATGCAGGTGGTGGTACTCTAACCAACAACCAGGTCATTGCATGGTCTCAAGGATCTACTGCAAATTCAAATAGCATCCATCACTATGAGAAGGTCATTGATAGAACGGATGCAACCTCTCGCACAACCACAACCTTTCGATATGTGGTAGACTATAACAAACAAACGGTGGTGGCACCTACAGATATTCCATATGACTATTACACAGGTCTGTCTGATGCTGGTGATTATGCAACCTATACTGTTAATGGTAAGACGGTGCGTGAGAAGATTTATCGCAACCTGGTGACCATATATGATTATGAGTTTCAGGCCAATGAAAGCAAACGTGAGATCAAGATTATTAAACCTGAGTATTATACACAGATTGTTGATGAATTGAGAAACCTTACAGGTAAAAAAGACGCATTTATGAGAAAGTTGGTTTAACGTATGGGTGATTATAGCAGCGAACTATCAGAAGCCCATAGTGATTCGGGTGCAAATTTTCTAGTAACCTTTGATGGTGTACCGGCCAGCGATCTTGACCAGGTAACCGTTAAAGAGGTCATGCTCGGCGAAAGCCTTTTGACGCCTGGTCTTCAAACATCTGTTAAGTTTGATAGCTATCTACACACTGTACCACCTAAGATGTTTGATAATTTCAAAAATAAGAATATGTATATCAATATTGAAAAACCAAGTCTAAAACCGTGGGGAATTAATGAGAAGCTCGATGTTCGTCAGCGTATATATCGCCTTGATGATAGGCGCCTAATCAATAATAATACAGAACGCTTCACCCTTAGAGCTTGTGATGACACTCAGCTAACAGACCCAGCCACACTAGTAAGCAAATCATGGAAATGTACTGCACCTTCTGACATTGTGTGGGACGTATTAGGTGGCTGCGCTGGTGCTAAGATGATGGATATTGAATATTCTGATTATCCGAGAGATTATATTGCAGAGAATATCCATCCATTTCAGGTAGTATCTCAGCAGGCCGGCTATGCTTTGGCTGATGGCTCTGATCCTTCTTTTCTACACTATATGACATATGGTGATGGTGATAATGGACCTACCCACCATTTCCGTTCTTTGAAAAACCTGTCTGAGCAAAAACCAATTATAAAATATTTCTACAATGAGATCAACAATGCTCTTGCAGATCCTCATAGTATTCTAACATATCGTTTCCCATGTGATTTCGACCTGTTGTCAGATATTCTGAATGGTATCGATGCTGAAGGTCGCAACATTAACAGTCTGGTTCTATTTGATCCAATTAATAAAGCCTTTAGCCTATTCAACGATTCATTTAACCTGTTTGGTTGTGGTATTGGGTCAGGTGTGGTTAAGATGGCTATTTCGAATCAGAATACATATAAACAGCAAGATATGTGCCCAGACTATGCAAAAGAGTTTCTACAATTCAGACAGGCCAGAATGGCTCTATTAAACAGCGATAAGATTGCACTGCGTATGACGGTACCATTTAATCCAGAATTACATGCAGGCAAGACAATAGAGGTTTCTTTATACAATAAAGAAATCAGACCGAATAAAGTAGAGAATTATGGTTCTGGTAAATATCTGGTTCTACACATGTTTCATCATATTATTCAGGGCGGGCTTGCAACGACAACGATGGACTGTGTAGCCAGTACAGTTGGTAAGGGGATAGTATAATATGTCATCAACACCTAAAAGTTCAGCAGTATCAGGGTTGTGCTATGGTATTGTCGTTGGTGGGCATGATGCAGATGCACCAAGCGATTACTCAGGCAACCTCAGAGTATATTTTCCAGGCATTCACGGTAAAGATGTGAACGTAAAGCATCTAGCCTTTAGCCCAAGATTAATGAGCCCTACTGGCGGCACTCAGCAGCAATTTCCAGGTGGGCTTGATCCAGGTACGCTGGTTGTAGCCATGAAAGATACTGGTTCTAATCAGTGTCAGATTATCGGTATGGCTAATGATATCAATAATAATGACCAGACAATTGCTGGTAATATGAGCTTGCTTCAGAGCATTGCTCAGTATCTGACAATGGACGTTCAAATTCGCCCACCGCCAACATCTAGAGATGCAACCGTAAATGGTGCGCGTATTCGTCAGATACAGGAAAAAGATAAGCTTTGGAACCATGGTATGACCAGAGGGCTTCCAACCCATGCAGCAACCTATAATTTGGCTGGTATGAGATTGCCTGCTGTTAAGAGTGTATCGACTGCACTTCAATCATTTGATAATCTCATTACCTCTGGTATGATAGGTGACCTGCCTGGTGTTGCGTTATCTCTTGGTAGCCTGGTCAGCACCATTCTGAATACAGTATCTATTATGAAGCAATTAAATGGCAAAATGTCTGGACCAAATATGCTGGCCTTTCAGAGCATGTCATATCTTCTACAGAGTGTTGAACAGACCGAAGGCGCTGGCTTCATGACAGGCACCCGTGTTAATCAAGATGTATATCAGCAAAACGCAATTAATCTGATTGGGCAGGCCACAGGCATTTCTGATATGGTCAACGTATTTCAGAGATTGCAATATGATACCTCTCTATTTGGATTAGATACTCTAGCGCCAGTGGTGTCCGCTATTGCATCACCACACGGCACCACATACAGAAGCTTTAGCCCAAGCGGGCAGATGATGACACTGACACCAGTAGCAGTAGCAGCCGCAGCAAAGGTTGTATCATCATTCTTAGGTGGTGGCGGTTTCCCTGGTGTAATACCTGGTCAGAATATGTTTGGTGGTTCTTCTTCTGTTATGCAAGACCTGCCAAATAGATTAGGCACAGGTGGTGCTTCACTCGGTATGCTACAGGCTATTGCAAGAGATCCTGTTGGTGTTCTGATTAATGAAGGTCTACGAGCAGTTAATCAAGGTGGTAATCCTCTCCAACGTATGTTCCCAGGTATTTAATCATGGCACTAGATAATCCAACAGCAGCAATAGCTACAGCTTTCCCAGGCAGAACATTCAAAGAAGGTGATGTTGTCACTGTCGGTCCTGACCAATACGCCTATAATAAAGACGGCAATTTTGAGGCCTCAGGTGAATCCGCAGATGGTGTAAGTAAGAGTACTACACCGCCTAGCTGGGATGGATTTAATGATGCCCGTGAAAATAAAGGTGCTGGTAAATATCCAAACTATTATGCACACAAGACCAGGTCTGGGCATGTGCTACTCATGGACGATTCGAAAGGCGCAGAGCATGTTACCCTTCAGCACCGTTCTGGTTCGATGGTTCAGTTTCATCCTGATGGTAAGGTTGCTATTACAGCACAGAACGGGCAATATACATTCACCTTCGGCGAGAACCGTGTAAAGATTACTGGTGCGTATGATATCACTGTAGACGGTGCAGCTAGTATGAAGGTTGACGGTGACTACAATCTGACCGTTGGTAAGAATATGAACATTGCCGTCAAGGGTGATCTCAACGTAAATGCCAAGAACTTTTATCAGAAAATGATCGGTAATATTGATATTGCAGCCAAGAATATGACCACCAAGCTGGAAGGCTCGAATGCAGTAACTGCTAAAGGGTCAATGGCTCTATCATCTAAGGGTGGTTTCATGGCTGGCTCTGTCAACGATTCGGCCTCTATTGTGGCTAAGAACCAGCTGGCCTTGCTTGCTGATACTGGTGAGATGATGATCCGTTCTGGTCAGAAGCTATCGATGGAAGCGGTGACTGGTGATATTGTAATTCAAACATTAACAGGTAAATTCTCGGCAAAAGGTTTAACATCTTATATTACCGGCAGCACATTTTTGGCTATGAAGAGTTCAGGCGCGGTCGATATTACCAGCACAGGTTTGATGCAAGTAAAAGCGGGCGGTGCTTTATTGATGGGTGCTACAGCTGCCATAGGTATTACTGGTGGTGCGGCTGTAGGTATTTCCGCAGTGGGTGAAGTTGGTATTGATGCTGGTGCTGCGGTTGGTATTGCGGCCGTTGGTGCAGTTGGCGTTGAATCTGCTTCAATAGGTCTAAACGCATCGCTCATTGCCTCACTTGGTATTATTGAACAAAATGGCCCTGTAGTCGTTGCTGTACCACCAACACCACCTGCACCAGTAATTCCTATTGTTTGGCTTGCACCAGATCCTACCAATCCAAAACTAGAATTTACCGTTGGTAGTGCCGAAACAGCCGATACTGTGGACGTATAAGGATAAATAAGTTTATGGCAGTTACAATAGCAAGATCACCAGACTACTCAGACCTCGACCTTGACTTCATAGCGCACCCAACCACAGGTGACATTGTGAAGAAGAAAGGTGTTGAGGCTATCAAGCGTTCTCTCAGAAACCTTATTCTGACCAACTTCTATGATCGCCCGTTCAGACATAGTATTGGTTCTAATGCTCAGAGATTGTTATTCGAGAATGCCAATCAGATTACAGCAAACCTTTTGACAGATGCTATTCGCGAAGTCATCAGAAAATATGAACCTAGAATTATTATTGGTGGTATAGATGTAATTTTCGACTATGATAATAATGGTTATGCCGTCACTATTACATACTCGATGGTTAACAGGCCTGAACCGCTTGTCTCAACAATTTTCCTAGAAAGAATTAGATAAAAATGGCAGTCACATCTAATACAGCCCTGAGAGTTACAGAGCTAGATTTCGATAGCATCAAGAACAATCTCAAGACCTTTCTGAGAAGCCAGTCAGAGTTTCAAGACTATGACTTCGAAGGTTCTGGTATGTCGGTGCTGCTCGACGTTCTAGCCTATAATACTCACTATATGTCTTATTACTTAAACATGGTTGGTAATGAGATGTTCATGGACACTGCACAGCTCCGTTCATCTATTCTTTCTCATGCAAAGACCATCAACTATCTACCTGGTTCAAAGCGTGGTGCTAGAGCTATCGTCAATATTCTTGCTACACCTTCAAACACCGAAGACAATGTGACCACATCACTGGTACTCAGCAAATATACTAAATTCCTTGGTGAAGATATCGACGGTATCAACTATAACTTTGTCGCTATTAATTCAAATACATCCACGAAAAACACAGGCACATTCAGTCTTGCAAATGTAGAGATTCGCCAGGGTGAGGCCGTTTCACTTCAGTACCTAATGGCACCCACAAATACGAAGGCTCGCTTTAATATTCCATCTGCAAACGTAGATACTGATACCATTGAAGTCCGTGTTCAAGATTCATCTTCAAATACCGATACTGTAGTATATTCACGTTCGAATAACGTAGTAGACCTATCATCAAATTCTACCGTTTATTTCATAGAAGAGTCAGACGACCTTACATATACCATATACTTCGGTGATGACGTAATCAGTAAGAAGCCTAGAAACGGTAATATCATATCTGTCACATATCTGGATACTGTGGGCACGGGCGCTAACAATATTTCGAAGTTCAGCATCAAAGACACAATTGGTGGATTGTATAGAGACAATGTGGCTATCACAACTGTTACTTCTTCATATGGTGGTATTGAAAAAGAAAGCATTGAGCAAGTTAGATTCCGTGCACCATTCGCATATGGTACTCAGAACAGAGGTGTCACAACCGAAGACTATCGCACACTTCTACTCAAAGACTTTCCGAATATCGAAGCTGTTTCTGTATGGGGTGGTGAAGACAATGACCCTATCGTATATGGCAAGGTCTATATCGCACTCAAGACCAGACAGAACTATGCTCTCACTAATGCCGATAAAGAGTATATCAAGAAAGAATTGATTAGAAACCGCAATGTGGTGACGGTAACGCCTGAGATTGTAGACCCAGAGTTCACATATATCAGAGTGGTCGGCAGTATCAATTATAACCCAGCACTCACAACTCTTACTGAGAATCAGTTGCGTGAACTAGTCAAGGCTGCTATCTATGACTATAATGATGCCGAGCTATCTAACTTCTCTGCAATCTTCCGTAAATCAAAGCTTCAGACATATATCGAGTCCGCAGATAAGTCTATTACAGGCAGCGATATCACAATCTATATTCAGAAGCGTATTCTTCTGACCACAACTGGTTCTAAGAGATATGAAATCAACTACAATATGCCTATCAAGAAAGGTGCATTCTCTGACCGCATCTATTCATATCCTGAAATTGTGACCTATGATGCTAATGGTGCAGAGAGAAATGCGCTGTTCGAAGAAGTGCTAGACTCACTGAGCGGTATCAATTCATTCCAGATCACCAATGCAGGTTACGGATACGATAGTGCGCCCACAGTTACCATTACAGGTGATGGTTCTGGTGCAACCGCTACTGCTAAGATTGCAAACGGTAAAGTGTCTTCAATTGTGATAGTGAACAAAGGTTCTGACTATACGAAGGCCACCGTAGAGCTTAGTGGTGGTACAGGTGTTGGTGCAACCGCTATCGCTCTGCTAGAAAATAATTACGGTACGATCCGTTCTTACTACTACAAGTCTACAGGAGAGAAAGTGCCTGTCACATCAGTTGCTGGTAGTATCAACTATACCACAGGGCAGCTTATTCTCAACTCTCTTGTGGCCACAGGTACACTAGACAATGATTTCTATTCAGCAGATACGGTTACATTCTTTGCGCCATCTGGTCGAGAAATTATAGCACCTCTCAGAAATAGAATCCTTCTTATCGATGACACCGACTCAAAGAGTGTACAGATAGACATGGTTGCTGAAAGATAATGACAGCTAATAGCAGAATTTCAAATCTGATAAACTCTCAGGTACCGTTCTTTGTAAGGAACGATCACCAACAATTCGTCACGTTCATTGAGAAGTACTATGAGTTTCTTGAACAGACAGATGGTGTTCTGGATATTAAAGACAATATCGTATCGTTCAAAGATATTGACTATCTGACTAGAAACAGCAATCAGACAAACCTTGAGGTGCTGCTACAAGAAAAGCTATACGCGACCTTTCTGAAGTTATTTCCTAAAGATATGAAGGTCGATAAGTCTCTTCTATTAAAGCACGCCAAAGAATTCTATCTGTCACGCGGGTCTGAAAAATCTATCCGTTTCTTGATGAACATTTTGTTTGGTCAAGAGGACGTCAGCTTCTATTATCCAAAAAATGACGTTCTCAAGGCCTCTGATGGTAAGTGGTACATCCAGCAATCACTAAAGATAACCGACACAAAAATTAATGGTGTTTCGAATAGTAGCATTTTAGGGCTAGAGAAATTTGCCAGCACATCGGTCACAGGAAATACTTCTGGTGCTACAGCAACTATCGAAAGAGTTGACCGTTTCTTTGAAGGTGGTACACTTATTAATGAGTTGGTTATCAGTAATCTCAAAGGTACATTCACTAACGGCGAGCAGGTCTTCACGCTTTTTAATAATTCAGACTATACGGTTGGAACAGCATCGGCCAACATCTTTGGTGGCATTCTCAATACGGTAACCGTGACCAATCCAGGTGCTGGTTATAACGTAGGTGATCCTGTCATCATACAAAGTAGTTCAGGTTCTGCTGCTAACGTGCAGGTGGCCAGAGTAAGTAGTGGTAACATTGCTTCTATCTCGGTGCTTGAAGGTGGCGCTGGCTATCAGAACAATAATTATCTTCTAG